GAAATTGTAACTTCTGGAATATGGAGTGGTGATACAGGTTCATTGGTAGCGTTTTTTACATCATCTGAGCAAGTAAACTCTACAAGTGGTAAATACTATTTAGATGTTTATAATGCAGCTACATCATCTGATACAGCTGAGGTTCAATTTTCAATAGCATATGGTGATTATGATGGATATGGTGCACCAACTTTAACACAAGATGATTCTTCAAAAGTTTCATCTAGAGCAATATATTATCAGTTAAGAAATGTTTTGTTAAATGCAGGTGATAATTACTTTAGTGTTTATAGTGGTTCTACTTCGGGTGGACACGATATGACAGAGTTTTACGCACTTAATATTAATAGAGCTAGATATAAAGAGAGATTGGATCCAGGTAATATTTCAATAAAATTATCAGGTTCAGTTAGAACGGTAACCCTAATAGATGATAGTGGTGGAACAGATGAAAATATAACAACAGCTGGAAGAGTTTATAATTTAGTTAGTGGTTCATTAAACATTGGTTCTGCAGCAAGTGCAACAATCAATACATATACAGCATCAAACGGACAAGGTTGGGGATTATTTTATCCAGATATGGGAATTATTCTTCTAAATCCAAAGGCATTATATGCGGGAGTTGATACAAAATTAGGTGAAGCATTCGGTTCAACAACAAATCAATATCATCAATCAGGATCTAGTTCTGGTTCATTAAAATTATATGATGCACTTAGAGGTGGAGCTGATTTCCAAGCTCGTAGAACTGAAAACGTTTCAACATCACATTATTTTGTAAGAGCAAATAATAGAGAATTTAATTTCTCAAATAATCCATCATTTGTAACGGGCTCGGTAGGACAATTTGTTCAAGCTACATTTGAAAGAGACCCTAAAGTTTATATCACAACAGTTGGGTTATATGATGATGCAAATGAATTATTAGCAGTTGCAAAAACTTCAAAACCAATTGAGAAATCATTTGATAAAGAAGTGGCAATAAAAGTGAAATTAGATTTTTAGTGAGAGAATAACCAAAAGATTACATACCTACGATATGATTCGTAGAATAAACCCAACTTTTTAAGGTTGGGTTTTTGTTTAATGGAATATTTATATAAGATATGTTAAAAGCAATACCTAAATCAGATATTAGTATACGTCCATTCAAAGCTTATAAAGAATGGGATAAAGATACATCAGAAGCTTCTTTATTAGAAGCTGTATCTGGTGATTATACATCTGTTGATGTAAGTACTCCTACATTTGGATACTTAAATGGCATATCATACAATAAACATTCCTTATACGGACAACTTAGAGCTCAGTTTTATAATGGACACGAAGATAATCCATTTTTAAGATTTGGAAATAAATCTACATTATATAATATAGATAGTATAACTTCTGAAAGATTTTTAGACGGTTCTGCTAAAGTTATTTCAATTCCACAGTCGCATATTGGTTTGGGAATAAAGAAAAAATCAATAACAATAACTGATGGTAGTGATTCTTATACAGATGATGGAAATGGTAATTTATTTGCATCATCGGATAGAGTTACGATACTGGCAATAGATTTTCAGTTAGAAACTATATCATTTTCTGATAATTTGGGTAATGTATATAATGCAACTCTTAATTCATTTAATTTAGAAACCGGCATTTTATCATTGAATTACAATAGTAACACATACTCAATTCAAGTTATTGAAATTGATTTTGAAAATGAATTTATGCGTACATATGGTATTTCATTTTTACCAAGTGGTGCAACAGGTGTTAAAATTGGAAATGCATTTTATACACAAGGATTATTGGTAATGACACGAGATGTATCGGATAAATTATTAGGAGATTGGGAATTATCTTATAAATCAACGGAAACAATTTATGAAAATGAATATTTGTTAATTGTAAATCCAGATGAATTCAATGTATCAACAAACCCATCATCGGTTGTATCGGTTGGCATTGAATATACTTCATCAATTGATACAAGTGGTAAAATAAGACAAGTAACAACAAACCCAGGTGTAAGATATATTCGTAAAAAAAGTGTATTAGAAACGGGTGAGATTTTAGATTACCGATATGGTTCATCAGTAAATACTGCTGTATCAGGTGGTTTTGAACATTGGGAAATGAGTGGTTCAGTAGATACAACCGGCTCATTCTTAACACCATTTATTACAACAATTGGCCTATATGATGATAATTGTAATTTAGTAGCAGTGGCTAAACTTCCACAACCAATTAAATCCGAACCAGATATTCCTGTAAACTTTATTGTACGATTTGACACATAATCTTATATTTATTAACAAAAACAAATAACATGTCAAAAATTTTAGATTTATACGATGCACAACAATCAGCTTTAGGTGTTGATAAAATTGGATTCGATGCAGGCGTAGCAGCAAAAACCCCTTATACAACAAATGATTTGAAAAAAGCAGATGAGCAAGTTCTTACTGCTGCAAAATTCAAAACTGGTAGAGGTGGTGAAGTAAATGAAAAGAAATATTCCGATAGTATAGGAAACAAATAATTGATGGCTAAGAAAAAGGTTACAAAAACAAACAACTCTAAGTGGGTTGCAAAGAAGTATGGATTTAAGTCGGGTCTTGAAGAAACTATATCCAATCAAATCGCAAGTAAAGGAATTGAGGTACAATATGAGTCCGAAAAGGTGGCTTACATTATACCTGCTTCTGAACATAATTACCATCCTGATTTTAAGTTACCAAATGGTATACGGATAGAAACAAAGGGTAGATTTGTTATTGCAGATAGGAAAAAGCACTTATTAGTAAAGGAACAAAATCCTAATTTGGATATAAGATTTGTATTTTCCAATTCAAAAAATAAAATCAACAAAAGGTCAAAAACCACCTACGCCGACTGGTGTGATAAGAATGGTTTTAAATATGCAGACAAAGTTATTCCGGATGAATGGTTTTTAGAATCATAAAATATTTGGTAATATAAAATATTTGTTGTATATTTAGGGGGTGTTGAAGCAAAATGATAAAAGTATAGTAGTATCTACACTATCCAGAGTATTGGGTAGTCATCTCAATCTTAAAGGGAATGAATTAGCATTTTATTGTCCATTTTGTAATCATCATAAACAAAAACTTCAAGTTAATACCGAAACTCAAAAATGGCATTGTTGGACTTGTAATAGTGGTGGTAAAAAATTGACATCTCTACTTCGTAAGCTTGATGTAGATAGACAAACTATTTCTATCATACGAGAAATATATGGTGATAGCAATTATAATCCCCAAAATGAGGATGCCGATACAAAGATATACATTTCCTTACCAAAAGAGTTTATCTCTCTTAGTGAGGTTCCTAATGGGTTTAACCCAGAATATAAACACGCAATCCATTACCTAACACAGAGAGGTATTACGGAAAAAGATATAATAAAATATAATATAGGATATTGTAAAGATGGATTATATGCAAGACGTGTAATTATACCATCTTATACATCCGATGGGCAATTGAATTACTTTGTATCTCGTTCTTATTATCAGGATGAGAAAATGAAATATAAAAATCCTCCAATCAGTAAAAATATAATTTGTTTGGAATCACAAGTAAATTGGAAAGAGCCAATTATACTTTGTGAGGGTGTATTTGATGCAATTACAATTAAAAGAAATGCAATTCCACTTTTAGGTAAATTTCCATCTAAACAATTGGTTGAGAAAATCTTTATGAGTGGGGTTAGTGATATTGTTATATCATTGGATAACGATGCAATAAATGAAGCACTAAAAGCAGCTGAATATTTTAGAAAAAATGGAATAAATGTAAAGATGATGTATTTAAGAGATAAAGATGCCGCAGATATGGGCTATGAGAAGTTTTACGAAGAATTAAAAAACTCAAAAGAATTTACTTCGGAAGAATTATTGTTAAATAAGATTACAAATTTATGAGTGATAAACAAAAAAAGCCTGATTTAGTTGCATGGGATGAAGAACGGGGCTATTATTCAAAAGAGTTAACTTATGGTTCAAATGTAGGTGCACCTGCAATAAAATTAGAAGATGTAGGTGGGTGGAAAAAATTACAAGCACAAAATGCTAATAAAATATTTACTAAAAAATACGAAGAAATAAAAGATGAATTTAAAAAACTAGTAAACGAAGTAAGTTGGAATGAGTTTGTGTATTCAGCAACGTATTCATTTATACCAGTAGTAGGTGAAACTTACTATTTGTATGAAAAAGATGATAATAAAGTATTTCTTTCATTAATTGCACCAGATGAATGGAATATGAAATTTATAGGTGCTACAAAATTAGAGTCAAATAATAAATGGGTAAAAATATGAATAAATTGAAAAAGATATTTCATATCTCAGACGTCCACATTCGTAATGTAAAAAGACACAAAGAGTATAGACAAGTATTTGAAAAGATGTTTGAGGAAATCCGTAAAAGAGGAACGGAAGATGCAATCATTTATTTAGCAGGTGATATTGCACACGCTAAATTAGAAATGAGTCCAGAATTAATCAATGAGATAATTTGGTTATTTAAAGAATGTGCTAAAACTTGTCCAACTATTTTAATTGCAGGTAATCACGATTGTAATATGAATAACGCAGATAGAATGGATGTTCTTACACCAATCGTAGATGCGCTTGGTTTAAAAAACTTTATGTATTTAAAAGATACACAAATTTGGAAATATGGTGATACCGCATTTGGTGTATTTAGTATTTTTGATAATAAAGATAACTGGCCAAAAGCAACTGATTTAGATTTGCATGGAGTTAAGACTAAGATTGCATTATTTCACGGTCCTGTTGATAACTCTATGACCGATATTGGTTATGTAGTAAGTAGTAGGCATTTTACAACAGATATATTTGATGGATATGATTTAGCTCTATTGGGGGATATTCATAAACGTCAAGAGATGATAAGTCCAGCTGGATGTAAAATAGTTTATGCTGGTTCATTGGTTCAACAAAATTTTGGTGAAACTTTAGATAAGCACGGATTTGTTGTATGGGATATGGAAACTCTAACATACGAAGGAGTTGATATTAAAAATGATTATGGATATTATACATTAGATGTTGATAACGGAATGGTTCCAGTTATAAACGATATGCCAAAATTTCCTCGTTTGAGAGTTAGATTATCTAATACCGATACTGCTGATACAAAGAGTGTTATGGTAAACATAAAACAATTATATGGTGTTGATGATTTTACAATTATTAGAACTGACTCTCTTGCTAAATTAAAAACAGGTAATAGATTAAACAAATTAGATTTTGAAGATATATCCGATATAAACTATCAGAACTCATTAATAAGTGAGTACATTGAAAGAATGATGCCATTTATAACTAAAAACGATTTAGATGGGCTAGAGGTAATCAATAGGGATATAAATAGTAGGATTACACATGAAGAAATTATACGAAACATATATTGGAAACCTATAAAATTTGAATTTTCAAATATGTTTAGTTATGGTGAAGATAATAAAATTGATTTTACCAAATTAGGTGGATTGATGGGATTGTTTGCACCAAATGCAAGTGGTAAATCTTCTCTATTTGATGCGGTTTCATTTTGTTTATATGATAAGTGTAGTAGGTCTTTTAAAGCACAAAATATTCTCAATAATCGTAAGAGTGATTTCTATTGTCAATTAAATTTTCAAATTAATGGTATTAATTATGTCATTCGTAGGGAAGCTAGGACTATTAATAAAGGAAAGAATGTAAAAGTTGATGTCCAATTCTGGAGAATGGAGGATGGGCAATCAATATCATTAAACGGAACGGAAAGACGTGATACAAATCAAATTATTGAACAATATGTTGGCAAGTATGAAGATTTTGTACTAACAGCTTTATCCCTTCAAGGTAATAATGCACTATTCATTGATAAATCTCAATCAGAAAGAAAAGATTTATTGGCTCAATTTATGGGATTGAATGTGTTTGATAAGTTATATGAAACTGCAACTGAAGATATCAAAGAAGTTTCAGTATTAATTAAAAACTTTAAAAGAACAAATTTTACATCAGATTTAGCTGAAAAAGAAACTGAACTTAAAACTAAAAAATCTGAATTAAAAATATTACAAAAAAGTTTAGATTTTAAAATAGTAGATAAAGATGATTTGATAAATAAAATTTTATCATTAAGTAGGGAATTGACTCCTATTGATAAGAATTTAGATTTGCCTAAATTGGAATCTAAAAGAGATGAAATAAAATCACAAATTACTCTCTTAGAAGCCGAAAATAAATTAAAAGAATCTAAAATAGATGAGTATTCAACTTTGATTGCAGAAATATCACAATCAATTGAGCAACATAAAACAATAAATGGTAAAGCAATTGAAGATGCCAAAACCGAATGGGATGCGTATAAGAGTGAGATAAATGAAACAGAACATCATATTCAGCTATTAGAACAATCATTGGAATCTAATAGAGAAAAACTTTTACATTTAGAACAACATGAATATAATCCAAATTGTAATTTTTGTATAAATAATGTATTTGTAAAAGATGCATTAGAAACTAAATCAAAAGTTGAAGAACAAGAAGATAAATTATCGGAGTTAGGAAATAAACACCAATCCCTAATTCAACAAGCATCGTATATTGCAGGTGTAGAGGAACAATGGGATGAGTTATTTGAACTAAAACAAAGATATTCAAAAGCAAAAGTTATATTAGAAAAATCTCAAGCTGAATTAAAAGGATTAGAAACTCGTTCTGAATTATTAGAAACTCAATTGGATAAGGTTGAAGAAGATATTGAACGTTATTATGAGAATGAAGATACAATCCAACGTAATAAACAAATTGAAACTATTATTTCAGGTTTAGAAAAAACTAAAAATGAAATAGAAGCAGAAATTAAACAATTAACAAAGGATATTGCCACTATAAATGGTTCTATTAACTCATTAGGTTCGTTTATAGAGGGTATAAGGAATAGGATGGATGAAGTTAAGGACTTAGAAGAAAAGAATCGCCTATACACCTATTATTTAGATGCAGTTAAGAGAGATGGTATTCCATATGAGTTAATTAGTAAAGCGCTTCCTATAATTGAAAATGAAGTAAATAATATTTTGGCGCAAGTTGTAGATTTTGGTTGTGTTATGGAAGTAGATGGTAAATCTATTAATGCAAAGATTGTTTACGATGACCAAGAATGGCCATTGGAGATGTGTAGTGGTATGGAGAAGTTTGTTAGTGGATTGGCAATCAGAGTTGCACTAATTAATATATGTAATTTACCTCGTCCTAATTTCTTAGTAATAGACGAGGGATTTGGTACATTGGATTCGGATAACTTATCATCTCTATTTATGATGATGCAATATCTTAAAACTCAATTTGATTTTATATGGGTTATCTCTCACTTAGAACAAATGAGAGATATTGTAGATGGACTTATAGAAATTAAAAAAATAGATGGGTTTAGTAAAGTTGACTTTTAACTTTATCAGCTTTCAACACACTCGATTGAGGTTTAGTCACACCGACGTGTTTCTTAATTAGATTCTCTACTAAACTTCCCATCTTAAACCCGTGTTCTTCGCAATAATTTTTGAGAAGTTCATGGGTTTCTTTTTTGATTTGTAGCATTGCGTATTTCATAACCTTTAGTTTTCTTTAGTAATTATTAGTTTTCTTTATATAA